AAGATTGCTCCCTATATTCCTGAACTCAGAAACTATGATGAGTTCAGAGAACCATTTCTTGGTGGTGGTAGTGTTGCCATTTATGTTACTAAGAAGAATCCTGGGTTGAAAGTATGGGTCAATGACCTTTATGAACCATTGGTCAACTTCTGGCAACAACTCCAGATGTTTGGTCCAGAAATGAGAAATAAACTTGTAGAACTAAAGTATAGGAATCCTGAACCAATTTCTGCTAAAGGTTTGTTTCTTGCTTCAAAGGAATATCTTGACTCTGATGAGAAAGATAATTTTTGGAGGGCAGTTTCTTTTTACATTGTGAATAAGTGTTCTTTTTCTGGATTGACTGAGAGTTCATCATTCTCTAAGGCAGCATCAGAGGGAAACTTTTCTATGAGGGGCATCAATAAACTGCCTGGTTATTCTCAGATTATTGCTAATTGGAAGATTACCAATTACTCATATGATTATTTGATGGATGGCAACAAAGGTGCATTTGTATATCTTGATCCACCCTATGATATTAAAGACAATATCTATGGAAAGAAGGGCAATATGCACAAGGGGTTTGACCATGATCTTTTTGCTGATGTCTGCAACTCAGTTGATATGGATCAATTGATAAGTTATAATTCTGATCAACTTGTCAAAGATAGATTTGTCAATTGGAATGCAGCAGAGTTTGATCATACCTACACTATGCGTTCTGTGGGTGAATATATGAGAGAACAGAAGAAGAGAAAGGAACTATTGCTTTTTAATTATGGAACTGAAGGACTGGCTGAACTCAATTAATTTCAGCAAAACTAATATTCTTGATGAGGAACCACATCTAGCAAAAGAGTATCCTGCTTTTATTGTCAATAGGTGTCTCTCTGGGCATCTTGATTGTATATTGATTGCTAATGAGATGAATAAGTATCATTTCCTAGACAAAGATATGCAATATCAGTTTTATATAAATATCTTGAGAAAAAGGAAGAGATTCTCTCCCTGGATTCGCAAGGATAAAGTCACAGACTTAGATTGTGTAAAACAATACTATGGTTATAGTAATGAAAAAGCATCTCAGGCTCTGAAAGTTTTATCAAATGAGCAAATCGAATTCATCAAACAACGACTTGATACTGGTGGTACAAAATGACACAAACTGTTGAACCTCAGGTTAGTTGGTCTCAAGATAAAATGATTGAGATCAAATTGAATGAACCTGATGACTTCTTGAAAGTACGTGAAACCCTGACTAGAATTGGTGTGGCATCACGTAAAGAAAAGAAGCTATATCAATCCTGCCATATTCTACATAAGCAGGGTAAATACTATATTGTCCATTTCAAAGAGTTGTTTGCTCTTGATGGCAAGTATGCTAATCTGACTGTCAATGATGTTCAAAGAAGAAATCGTATTACCAGACTGTTGGTTGATTGGGGTCTGATTAGTGTTGTAAAGGAAGACACTATTCTGGACATTGCTCCTCTAAATCAAATCAAGGTTCTTCCTTACAAAGAAAAGAATGACTGGACTTTGGAGCAAAAGTATAATATTGGTAAGAAAGGTAAGGGTGAAGAGGGAAAGCAATAAATAATATTGAGTCTTTCGTGCAGACTCTACGAATGTCGGAACACCCATAGAGGTAGGGTTTACCCCCTACCTCTTTTTTTGTTATCTTGTATAATTAGTATTGGATGCCGTAAGGGTCCACACAACGCAATCTCGCTTTTAGGAGAGCTACAAATGACTAACTTAGCAAAGTATAACGCTGCGAATCTAGACCAGTTGATGGATAGAATTGCAAAGAATTCTATTGGAATGGATGAATACTTCAACAGAGTATTCAACGAATCAACACATAATTATCCACCTTATAATGTAATTCAGGTAAATAGTACTGAGACGCGTTTAGAAATCGCATTAGCTGGATTCAAGAGGGAACAGGTTCATGCTTACACCGAGTATGGAAAACTTTTTGTCAGGGGGGAAAAGGAAACATCTGATGAAAAGGGATCGTTTGTCTACAAGGGACTGGCTCAAAGAAACTTTGAAAGATCCTGGACACTTGCTGAAGACACAGAGGTCTCCAACGTCGTATTTGAAGACGGACTTCTATCAATCACCTTAACAAAGATTATTCCTGATCATCATCAACGTAAGGACTATCTCTAAAGTGGCTAAGGGAGAAAGAAGGCAAAATCTAGGTTGGAGGGCAGAGATTATAGATAGTATGCCGTAAGGCTATCGTCGCCGCAGGGGTCAACTGGCAAAATCCAGTTGTAACCCCTCTTTTTTTATGTTATAATTACAATGGTATACAGTAGGTATTATGGCAACTAGGCAGTTTGTGGATAGTAAAGGACAAACTTGGGAATGGGAAGAAACACTGGAAGTGTTGAATGCAGTGGAACAACTACATAAGACTATCAAAGAAAATGAGGAAGCATTGAATGGAAAATCTTAAGTTGATTGTTATGACTAACAATCAGATTCTTCTTACACAGATTGAAGAAGTAACTACAGAGTTGGGAGAACCTGATTGTAAACTGGTTGAGCCATTTCTTCTCAATCAGTCTTCCTTGGAATTGAGTCCTTGGTTGCTTGATTATACCACTCAAAATACTTTTATGATTCACTCAGACAAGATCTTGACTATTGCTGATCCTAATACTAAACTGAAAGGTAAGTATGAGAGTCTGGTAAAGGAATAATATGTCTTTTAGGTTTTATACTAATGTCCAGGTTGTTGGCGACAACTTCCTGGTTCGTGGTTTTGAGAATGGTAGAAGTTTTACCACTAGGGAAAAGTATCAACCAACTCTTTATGTTAAATCAAAGAAAGAAAGTAAGTGGAAAACACTTGATGGGGAATGTGTAGAACCTATTCAACCAGGCACAGTTAGAGATTGTAGAGAGTTCTACAATAAGTATGATGAAGTGGATGGATTCCCCATCTATGGAAATGAGAGATATGTCTATCAATACATCTCAGACAACTATCCAGAAGAAGAAATCAAGTTTGATATCAAGAAGATAAACTTGGTTACTATGGACATTGAGGTTCAGGCAGAGGAGGGGTTTCCTGACCCTGAGTCTTGCTCTGAGGAGATGTTGACTATCTCTATCCAAGATTACAGTACTAAGCAGATTACAACTTGGGGCAGAAAACCATATGCCCCCACACAGAAGAATGTCACCTATCATCATTATAGTGATGAAGTGGAGATGTTAAATGCATTTCTTTACTGGTGGCAGAACAATACTCCTGATGTGATTACTGGGTGGAATGTGAGACTGTATGATATCCCATATCTATGTGGGAGAATCAGCAGGATTATGGGAGAGAAAAAGATGAAGCAACTTTCTCCTTGGGGTATGGTCAGACAAGAGGAAGTAACTATCACTGGAAGAAAGTTCAATGTGTTTGACATTGTTGGACTTACTACACTGGATTATCTTGATCTATACAAAAAGTTCACCTATGTGAATCGTGAATCATACAGACTGGACTTCATTGCTGAAACTGAACTGGGACAGAAGAAGTTGGATCACAGTGAGTTTGAAACCTTCAAAGACTTCTATAGGGGCAACTGGAAGAAGTTTGTTGACTACAACATCATTGACGTGGAATTGGTTGACAGGTTGGAAGAGAAACTCAAACTGATTGAACTTGCTGTCACTATGGCATATGATGCCAAAGTGAACTATGTGGATGTCATGTATCAGGTAAGGATGTGGGATACTATCATCTATAACTATCTGAAGAGGAGAAATATTGTTATCCCTCAGAAGGATAGAAGTGATAAGAGTGATAAATTTGCTGGTGCCTATGTTAAAGAACCTAAACCTGGTGTCTATGATTGGGTAGCATCCTTTGACCTCAACTCTCTGTATCCTCACTTGATGATGCAGTACAATATCTCGCCAGAAACCTTGGTAGAAGAGAAGCACCCATCAGTCACAGTAAATAAGATTCTAGATGAGTCTGTTACTTTTGAGATGTATAAGGACTATGCAGTCTGTGCCAATGGAGCAATGTATAGGAAGGATGTGAAGGGGTTCTTGCCTGAACTGATGGAGAAGATGTATGCTGAGAGAACAGTCTTCAAGAAGAAGATGCTAAAATCAAAGCAGGCATTGGTTGATATTGAGAATGAAATGAAGCGCAGGAGGAAGAAGTAGTTGCCCCCACCCTTAAAGTATTGTATAATATAAATAATACTTTATAGGGGGTGCTATGTTTGATAATTTGACTGGGCAGGTATTTGGCAGACTTACAGCAGTATCACCAGACAGGAGAGGGAAACGCACATACTGGGTTTGTAAGTGCTCTTGTGGTGGTGAGAAAACTGTAAGGAGAGAGAAGTTAAAAAATGGGACAACTATATCTTGTGGGTGCGCCAGAAAGGAAAGGAACCACGGTTGGACAAAAGATAAGTTGTATGGTAGATGGAGAACTATGATATCTAAATGCCACAACCCCAACTCTACTGCATATCATAAGTATGGGGCGCTTGGTATTAAAGTCTGTGATAGATGGAGAGAAAGTTTTCTAAATTTCTATGAGGATATGGGATACCCAGAGGAAGGAATGACTATTGAGAGAGTTGATGCCTATGGGGATTACACACCTGAAAACTGTATCTGGGCAGATTATGTGACCCAAAACAACAACAGACCACGCTTGACAAATAAGTAAAAATTTGCTATTATTCTTGTAGAGATGCTATGTGCTGGAGGGACTTATTGGATATCTAATTGGAGGTGCAGGTGAAGGACCAGAACAGGAAATTGTTGCATCTGATGACAATCCCTATGCTGGTTTATCTGATGAGGAATTGGTGAAGCTTCATAGGCAAACTGTCAATGATATTTCCAAGTATAATAACTTTCAGATGGCAAGAAAGATTGCCTTGAACTCTGCTTATGGTGCCATTGGTAACCAATATTTTAGGTACTATAAGTTAGCAAATGCTGAAGCAATCACTCTATCTGGTCAGACTTCTATTAGATGGATTGAGAACAGGATGAATGGGTATCTAAATACTCTATTAAAAACAAAAGATGTGGATTATGTCATTGCATCTGACACTGACTCAATCTATATTAATTTTGGACCTCTTGTTAATAAATTTTTTAGTAATCATATTGGCAACAAGGCTAAACTTGTGGAGATACTTGACAAGATCTGTCAGGACAAATTGGAACCGTTCATCGAATCCTCTTATCAGGATCTTGCGACGTATGTGAATGCATATGATCAAAAGATGCAGATGAAGCGAGAGAATATTGCTGATCGTGGAATCTGGACTGCTAAGAAGAGATACATCCTTAATGTGTGGGATAGTGAGGGTGTTAGATATGATGAACCCAAACTCAAGATTATGGGGATTGAGGCAGTCAAATCATCCACACCTGCTCCCTGTAGGAAGATGATTAAAGATGCTCTCAAACTGATGATGGAGGGCACAGAAGAGGATGTGATTGAATTTATTGATGATGCTAGAGCAAAGTTCAGGAGAATGAAACCTGATGAGATTGCTTTCCCAAGAACTGTCTCTGATGTGAACAAGCACAAGTCACACTCCACAATTTATGGAAAGGGTTGTCCTATTCATGTTCGTGGTGCGCTTCTATATAATCATTACATCAAAGAGAAGAACTTAACTAATAAGTATTCTTCTATCAATAATGGAGAGAAAATCAAGTTCATTTATCTCAAAAAGGCAAATCCTATCAGAGAGAATGTTATTTCTTTCATCTCTGATTTTCCATATGAACTTGGTGTTGACAAGTACATTGATTATGACCTACAATTCGACAAAGCTTTCTTGGAACCTGTGAAGGTGATTCTTGATGCTATTGGTTGGAACGTAGAAAAAGTTGTAAACCTAGAGTTATTTTTTGGATGATGGAATTTCTTAAAGACATTGTAAAAGAGATTGGTGGTGAGTACACAAAACTTGCATCAGATATAGATGAAACAGAAACTTACGTGGACACAGGTTCGTACATTTTTAACGGACTTGTTTCAGGGTCTATATTTGGTGGTGTATCTGGGAATAAGATTACTGCCATTGCTGGTGAGTCTAGCACTGGAAAAACTTTTTTTAGCCTCGCAATGGTTAAGAATTTTCTGGACTCTAATCCTGATGGATATTGCTTGTATTTTGATACTGAGGCATCTATAACTAAATCGCTTATTGAATCCCGTGGAATTGATACTAGTCGTCTTGTTGTTGTTAATGTTGTTACAATTGAAGAGTTTCGTGGCAAAGCGCTCAAAGCAGTAGATATATATTTAAAAAAATCTGAAGATGAGCGCAAACCTTGCATGTTTGTGCTAGACTCTTTGGGTATGCTTTCCACAGAGAAGGAGATTACTGACGCACTCAATGACAAACAAGTCAGAGACATGACCAAATCTCAACTGGTCAAGGGTGCTTTCAGAATGCTTACTTTGAAGTTGGGTCAAGCAAACATTCCTATGATCGTTACCAACCATACCTACGATGTCATTGGTGCTTATGTCCCTACA